ATCTTCAATGCGAATGTCAACATCGCAATCCTAGCAAACAAAGCATCGACTGCTAGAGATCTTCTTGGAAGATTACAGTTTGCGTATGAGAAATTACCTCAGTGGATGCAGCAAGGAATTGAGGTGTATAATAAAGGTTCAATGGAATTGGAAAATGGCAGTAAGATATTGGCAGCTTCTACATCTGCGAGTGCTGTCAGAGGTGGTTCCTATAATGTCATTTTCCTCGACGAGTTCGCGTTTATTCCAAACCATATCGCAGACCAATTCTTTGCATCTGTTTATCCTACTATTTCTTCTGGTAAAAGCACAAAAGTAATTATGGTTTCAACGCCTCACGGCATGAACCATTTCTACAGATATTGGCACGACGCACAGAGAGGAAAGAACGAGTATATTGCTACTGAGGTTCACTGGTCTGAAGTTCCTGGTAGGGACTCTGAATGGAAACGACAGACCATTGCTAACACATCAGAACAACAGTTCAAGGTTGAGTTTGAGTGTGAGTTCCTAGGATCTGTTGATACTCTGATTGCTCCCAGCAAACTGAGGACTCTGGTATACAATGACCCAATCAAACAAAATGCTGGTCTGTATGTCTATGAGAATCCAGCACAGGATCATGATTATGTTTGCACGGTAGACGTTGCTAGAGGTGTTGGCGGAGACTACTCTGCTTTTGTTGTTATTGATATTACAGAGTATCCACACAGAGTGGTAGCAAGATATAGAAACAACGAAATCAAACCGATGCTATTTCCAAGCATCATCTTTGATACAGTTAAAGCATACAATAACGCATATGTATTGTGTGAGGTGAATGATATTGGAGACCAGGTAGCATCAATTCTACAGTATGATCTAGAGTATCAGAATATTTTGATGTGCTCTATGAGAGGTAGGGCAGGTCAAATTGTTGGTCAAGGATTCTCTGGCAAAAAGACACAACTTGGTGTCAAGATGTCTAAGACTGTAAAGAAAGAAGGATGCTTGAACCTTAAGACTTTGATTGAAGAGGATAAGTTGATCTTCAATGACTACGATATTATCTCGGAGTTGACAACCTTCATTCAAAAACACAATTCATTTGAGGCAGAAGAAGGTTGTAATGATGATCTAGCAATGTGTCTTGTCATCTATGCCTGGTTGGTATTGAAAGATTACTTCAAAGAACTGACAGATCAGGATGTTAGAAAGAGATTGTATGATGAACAAAAGAATCAGATTGAGCAAGACATGGCACCATTTGGTTTTATGACAGATGGATTAGACGATGAGAGTTTTGTTGATAAAGATGGTGATAGATGGTATGTTGATGAGTATGGAGATAAATCATACATGTGGGATTATATGTGATGGATGTAGAAGAACAGTTTCAAATAGAGCATCTATATCTTACAGACAGAACCTGTAGAGTTTGTGGTAAAACAAAGAATCTCATTGATGGATTCTACAGGACAAGAAAGAATAAATATCAACCATCATCATACTCCTACGAGTGTAAGCAGTGTGCCAAGAAACGTATAACTAAGTCAAGAAAAGAACGAGCGAATAAATTGGGATGGGAATATCCAGACTGGTGATGTTCATGCATTGTTTCCTCATTTGAAATAGTTCCTAATAATAAATATTTGAAGACAAATGATATTAGTAGGAGAAACTAATGGCAGTACAGCTTTTGTCTCCTGGCGTATTAACCAGAGAAGTTGACCTTACCGTAGGTAGAGCCGAAAACGTACTTGACAACATCGGAGCAATCGCTGGACCGTTCTCACAGGGTCCTATTGATGAACCGTATATTGTTGAGACGGAACAGGAACTTATCAAAAGGTTTGGTAAGCCTCTCTCGACAGACGCCCAGTACGAATACTGGATGAGTGCTTCATCGTATCTAACATACGGTGGCATCATCAAGGTTGTTCGTACAGGAGGAGGCCGACTCAACAACGCAAACGCTGGTGCAGGTGGCACAGTAGGCACTGGAGCTAGCGACACCTCACTGTACCTCAAGAATTACGACGATTACAAACTGAACTTCCAATCTGACGATGGTTGGTATTGGGCTGCTCAAAACCCTGGTCGATGGGCAAATGAATTGAAAGTCTGTATGATCGACGATCTTGCAGACCAGACTATCAGCCTTGCTTCCCTTGCTGGTATCGATAGTAGTTACACTACTCCAGCACTTTATGGTATTGCGGTTGGTCAGGGAGTCACTGTTGGTCTTTCCACGAACATTGCTAGTGTTGGTTTTGGAACTAGCGGATATTCAGCATTCAGTGGTCATCTGAAAGGTATTATCACTGGTGTCAAAACTGATGCTTCTGGAGCTGAGAATCACACCATCGACGTTAAGATCGTTTCTCGCGTTGCACAATCTGGTGGCGGAACAACTGAAACTAAAGTTTATTATCAGAAAGGAAGCACACAGAACGCTTTCGTTGCTGGAACAACGTTGAAGTTCTTTGATTCTGCTGGTTCAGCTGTACAAGCTACTGGTGTTGGTGCTACGGCAGTTGTTGACTGGTATGATCAGCAGAAACTGAAGCTCGACAACGGAACTGTCTTCTGGAACTCACTTGCTCCTAGACCCGTTTCTAACGCTTATGTCCTCGATAGAGGTGGTAAGAACGACGGTATTCACGTTGCTGTTGTTGATGACACTGGTACAATCACTGGTATTCAAGCAAACGTCCTTGAAGTTCACCAGTCACTTTCTAAGGCACAGGACGCTGTAAGTTCTGCAAATGCTCCTCAGAAAATTTACTATAAAGATTACATCGCAGACTTCTCCGATTACATCTTTGCTGGTAAAAACCCATCTGAGTCGTGTGAACCTGGTGGTAATGAGTTAGGCGGAGAAGAACTGGAATATCCATTCGCACCTAGAGCAACTGGTTTCACCACTGACTTTGTACCCAACGTTACTATCACTGGTTTCAGCACCGTAACTCAGAACCTCGGACTTTGGGGTCTGGATGCAAGAAACGTTACTTTCTCTGCTGTCGGCAATATTGGTTTTACCCTTGGTGGTGGTCTAGACTACGACGCTACTGGCGGAATGAAGGCTGATCTGGGAGATCTGATTACTTCCTATCAGTTGTTCAGATCTAAGGATGAGGCAGTTGACTTCCTGATCATGGGTCCTGGTTGCAGCACTCTCGAAGAGTCTCAAGCAAAAGCAGGCAGACTGATCTCCATTGCTAATGAGAGAAAGGACTGTGTTGCCGTTATTGGACCTCACAGAACTGATCTGGTTGGAAAAACTGATAGTGACAGACAGACTAACAGTCTTCTGAAATACTTCAACAGCATTCCATCCACTTCATACGCTATCTTTGACTCTGGTTATAAGTACACTTATGACAGATTCAATAACCAGTTCAGATACATTCCTACCAACCCTGACGTTGCTGGTCTGTGTGTAAGAACTGCCGTCAATGCTTTCCCATGGTTCTCACCTGCTGGACAGCAAAGAGGTATTCTGAACAATGCCGTTAAACTGGCATACAACCCGAATCAGGCAGAAAGAGATCAACTCTATGAAGCCAGAATCAACCCCGTTGTGTTCACTCCTGGTCTTGGTGTTCTGCTCTTTGGTGACAAGACTGCTCTCGGATATGCTTCTGCATTCGACAGAATCAACGTCCGTCGTCTGTTCCTGACTGTTGAACAAGCACTTCAAGGTGCTGCTGAAGCTCAACTGTTTGAACTGAACGATGAGATCACCAGAGCGAACTTCATCAACATCGTTGAACCATATCTGCGTGATGTTCAAGCTAAGAGAGGTGTTTACGATTATCTCGTCATCTGCGATGAGACCAACAACACCCCTGACATCATTGATAACAATGAGTTCCGCGCTGACATCTTCCTGAAGCCTGCCAAGTCTATCAACTACGTCACTCTGACGTTCGTTGCTACTAGAACTGGGGTTGACTTCCAAGAAGTCGCTGGCAGAGTTTGATTTAATATTAAATAACTACAGGAGATTAAAGAGCAATGGCTGAATCACCATCTATCAAGACTATTTCCAACTTTAAGTCTGTACTTAAAGGTGGCGGTGCGAGACCTAATCTGTTTGAAGTACAGATTCCTGAGTTCCCTGCTTATGTCACAAAGGATACTGAGACCATCAAGGATCTCACCTTCCTTTGTAAGGCAGCGCAACTTCCAGCATCGAACGTCGCTCCAATCGACGTTCCCTTCAGGGGTCGCACCCTGAAGGTCGCTGGTGACAGAACCTTTGAAACTTGGACGATTACCGTTATTAATGACGAAGACTTTAAGATTCGTCATGCCATGGAGATGTGGATGAACGGTATCGCTAAGTTGGAGAACTACACTGGTGCTACTAACCCAACTACCTACATGAGAGACGCTTATGTCTATCAATTGGGTAGAGGTGGTAAAGGAAAAGAAACCACCGATGCTGTTCCTAATGCAGGAGCAGGCAAAGTTGGCGCTGGAACCAAAGGTAATGTTCTGAGATCATATCGTTTCTACGATGTGTTCCCAACGAACATCTCTGCCATCGATCTGGCATATGACACCACTGATACCATCGAAGAGTTCACTGTAGAACTTCAGGTACAGTATTTTGAAATCAGTGCTGGTCCTGGAACTCTCGCATAATTTAGGTTGAATAAATAGATTTGACAAGTCCACTATATCATAATGGCTAAATTATTTGGTTTCTCAATTCAACCAAACGAAGAACCTGCTAAGTCGGTAGTGTCTCCCGTTCCTCCTTCACAAGAGGACGGGAATGACAACTACCTGACTAGCGGGTTTTTTGGGTCTTACATTGATCTGGAAGGAGTATTTAAAACTGAGTTTGATCTGATCAAACGCTACCGTGAAATGTCACTCCATCCTGAGTGCGATAGTGCGATTGAAGATATTATTCAAGAAGCAATTGTCACGGATACTAATGACAGTCCAGTAGAAATTGAACTGTCAAACCTTAATGCCAGTGAAGGTATCAAGAAAAGAATTAGAGAAGAATTTAAAGTAATCAAAGACCTTCTTGATTTTGATAAGAAGGCACATGAAATTTATCGTAACTGGTATGTTGATGGTAGACTTTACTACCACAAAGTAATTGATGTCAAGAAACCCGAAGAGGGTATTCAAGAACTTCGTTATATCGACGCAATGAAAATGCGTTTTGTGAGACATGCTGTTGTCCCCAAAGAAGACAGACTGAGAGCAAACCTCCAAAAAGATAGTGAGGTTGGTTCTGCATTCCCACCAATTGAAGAGTATTTCGTATATACTCCGAAGTTGAACAAGCAACCTGGAGTTCCACATGGTTCTCAGGGTCAAGGTAAGGGAATCAAATTTACAAAAGATTCTATTTCTTATTGTACTTCTGGTCTGGTTGATCGTAACAGGGGAACAACATTATCATATTTGCACAAAGCAATTAAGGCACTCAATCAACTGAGAATGATTGAGGACTCTCTGGTGATCTATCGTATCTCTCGCGCACCAGAGCGTAGAATTTTCTACATTGATGTTGGTAACTTACCCAAGCAAAAGGCAGAACAATATCTGCGTGATGTGATGAGTCGTTATCGCAACAAATTAGTATATGATGCTAACACGGGTGAGATGAGAGATGAAAAGAAATTCATGTCAATGTTGGAAGACTTCTGGCTTCCTCGCCGAGGGAGGACGCGGGACTGAAATTTCTACCCTTCCTGGCGGGCAAAACCTTGGCGAGATCACGGATATTGAATACTTTAAGAAGAAACTCTACAGAGCACTGAACGTTCCTGTCTCTAGACTGGAGGGTGATGGAGGATTCAATCTTGGTAGATCTTCAGAAATTCTCAGAGACGAACTGAAGTTCAGTAAGTTTGTAGGCAGACTGCGTAAGCGTTTCAGCAACATGTTCTTGGATATGCTGAGAACACAACTGCTGCTTAAGAACGTTGTCACCCCAGAAGACTGGGAGAAAATGTCTGAGCATATTCAGTTTGACTTCATCTATGACAACCACTTCTCTGAACTGAAAGAAGCAGAACTCATGCAAGAGAGACTGAATCTGATTCAGGTTGCAGAACCTTATGTTGGCAGATACTTCTCACAAGATTATGTCCGTCGTAAGATTCTGCGTCAGAGTGATGACGAGATGCTTGAGCAGGATGACATCATCCAGAAGGAAATCAAGCAAGGTGTCATTGCTGACCCTTATGAAATGGATATGGCAGTTGATGGTCTTGGTCAACCAGCACCAGGACAACCCGCAGAATCTGCACCACCATCGGCAGCGGGTATGGACCTTGGAGCACCA